GTATAATCTAAACCACTATAACCTTTTAATTTCTTAGCAAATTCAGTGAATCTTATAGATTCTAATGATTTTTGCCTATTAATTGAAAGGCCTAAAGATGTCATAAGTTCTAAGTATTTCAGGGCAACTTCGTCGTTAGCAATAACAACGTCGTCTCCAAGAATACAATAATCAATAAAGTTATCTATTCCTACCAGCCTTGCACTCGCTTTAACAATCACATGATGTGTTATAGCAAGCATTGCTCAACTGGATAGTGCACCCATCGGTTGCCCGACAGCATAACGGATTGAGCTTAAGTTTTCATTAAACTCAAAGTTAGGATATCAATCTATATCTAATAATTCTTTCCAAGGAAGTTTAAAACCAATAAGTTTTAAAATTTCAACTTGAAGATCAATAGGTAATCTATCAGTAGCAGAACTAAGATCAAAACCATATAAATTTGGTTTCTTACGAGATAATCTCTTAAGAAGTAAATCAAATGGATGATCTTGATCAAACGTCCCATCACAATTTTCAACTTTTCTTAAAGTAGAAAAGAGAAACTTATGAAGGGGGTTTAGACACGTCTGGATTCAGTAAGAAGTTATAGCTATAACTCTTGCCTTTCCAGCTTGGTCTCTAACAACTGATAATCTACCTAATCTAAAAGGATCTTGGAAGAATAATAATATTAAATATAAAGGTCCAAAAACTACAATAACAAAGAGTAAGTAGAGGAGTAATCCAATATTTAATCTAATAGTTAAAGTTTTAATAACACTAAATAATACTGTATGGTTATGCAATAATGCTAATGCATCATTGACAGAACCAAAACCAGCAATAATAGTGTTAGGCCCAGATGCCTCACTTCAGTAAAGTGAACACCTTCTATTCTTAGTATATGTGTTATATCAACCTAGATCTTTTAAGGATAAAGCAATTAATGCACTATCTAAAGATTTAGATATTCCATTAAAAGGATCTATAATTGATTTAACACTAGGGTCTACCTTTGTAGGGAAGACTCTGTGTATACTAAGACAGGTAAAAAGAGCACCAATTAATTTCTTTCTTAAATGAGTAGGTAGTTCCTGATTAAGGATACTATCACGCAATTTAATAGGGATAATAACTGGGAATCCATGTTTGTCTGTTTTGACGAAAATTGAGGTTGATTTCTCAACATCATTTTCCGCCAAACGTCTTACTATTATTCTAAGTACTTCTTTAAGGTACTTAAAAGTAAAAGTTCAACCACTCCTCTTTACCAAGGAGGATATACGTGCAAACAATAACTTAAACTGATCTTTGAATTCAGAAACTGAATAAGACCACAGCACTAAGAGGAGAAAAGGATAAAACTCTTTAAGTCTTATCCAAGATTTCTTCTCAAAGTGCCTTTTAATGTTTAATTGTGTTATGAATAATTTATTTGTAGCATGATTTAATATTAAAAGCTGGTCGTACTTACTACTGTTAGGCATCTTGAGGGTGCTAACCCCAATAGCTATTTGATCAAATTAAAGATCAGTAGTAGTTGCGAGGCTTAGCACAATCGTAGTGCTATAGACCACCACCTACCTGGTAAAGGTAGTTGGGCTCACCTTATTTCTAAGGAGACCATGGTTGGGGCTAGGCCAGTAATAGTAAACTATTACGGCAAGGCCACCACGCTAACTTCGGTGGAAGTAAAACATGGCAGAAATGCCGGCAATAGCTTGCT